TTGTCCAAAATGTAAATCTTACGTCGAAGTTTATCATCACATCTAAATGGCTACTTTAATTGCAAATCTACCCTCTTATGAAGTATGGGTAAGAAAAGAATATCTAACCGATCACAAGAGTGGTCACGGTGAGTTTGTGAAAGGAGTATGGGTTGCGGCCAAGAGTATACCTGGTCGTGCCTTTTACTTTGAGACATATTTACCAGAATATGCTGCAATGTTCGATAAATTACCTATCTCTGCCTTTACAACGGATCCTGAGATACCTACACCTGATATGACATTACATAACCTACAGTTTTGGAATTGTATGGACTATGGGGTTGTAGCGGTTCAGAAGCAGTTTATTGGGTCAATGCACTATGAAGTCTATACAAGAGACTATGGAACACAAACAGGCACATATATTTGCACTTTAGATAACTATCATGAGAGTGTAGATGCAATTGACTACTCTACAAGTGAACAGCCTGCTGAACATAAGAGTCATAATCTTTTAGAATTGGATAATGGACAGTTTTGTCTCTATCCAAACAACAGAATGAGGATATATGACAACAGTATCACTCCTGAGACACCTAAGAATCCCGATTTTAAGGTATCAACCGTGTATTATCAGGTGGAAAACGGTCATGATCGTGATGGATTAGGTTCTGAAGAGAATTATTTCTGGAAAACAGCAAAAGAGAGGAAAGAGAGACTTCCATTTGAACCAGAAAATGAGGTTAGTATCGATATCGAACCAGAATTGGGATAAATAAATCAACAAGGAGAAAAAAATGGTCATCAAAATGGATAAATCCGATGAATTTACCAATTCTGGTAAAAAATTGATTAGTGAATATGATGGTGATGCCTATTTTAAGGAAGAAGAGGAGAAAAAACCAGAATTTTTGAAAGAGGGATAATAAATAAACGTAATACTTTAAAAACCCTTATAGATATATTAGGAAAAATATATCAAATTGAATGGTAGTTAAAATTTCTCGTGCATTTAAGGACATTAGTTTGTCATTTTCGAAGCATCCTGTCACAAATGATGTGATTGTGCTGAAAAATGAAGATGCAATCAAGAAATCGGTTGTTAATTTATGTCGAACACGCATAAACGAGAGATTTTTTAACGAATTATTAGGTACATCAATTGAAGATTCGTTGTTTGAAACGAATTTGAATGATATTTCATCATTTTTAGAGAGAGAAATCACTGTTTTACTTGAAAACTTTGAACCAAGAATCAATTTAACAAATGTATTTGTTGATTCTTTAATAGATTCGAATGAATTACAGATTAGAATTCAGTATGATATCACAGGATTACCATTTCCAACACAAAATATCGAATTTTTACTTCAACCGACTAGGATATAATGTCATTTACACAGTTCACTAACCTTGATTTCAATACCTTGAGGGCTCAAATTAAAGATTATTTGAGATCCAACTCAAACTTTACTGGTTTTGACTTTGAGGGATCTAATTTCTCCATATTAATTGATACTTTAGCATATAATTCTTATATAACTGCATATAATACTAATATGGCTGTCAATGAATCTTTCATTGATAGTGCAGTTTTACGTGAAAATGTTGTTTCACTAGCAAGAAATATAGGGTATGTACCAAGATCTACAAAATCAGCAGTTGCACAAATTAGTTTTACAGTCAATACTGCGGGTTTAAACGCAAGTAGTGTAAGATTAAATGCAGGTATAGTTGCATTAGGATCAATTCAAGGTGGAAATTTCATATTTTCGATTCCAGAGAGTATATCAATTAGTCCATCTAGTTCAGGAATTGCTAGTTTTAATAATATTTCAATTTTTGAAGGAACATATTTAACAAAAACCTTTGAAGTTGATAGTTCTCAAACAAATCAAAGGTTTATTCTTCCAAATCAGAACATAGACACCTCTTCAATTCGTGTTCAAGTTAGTGAAAATGGTCAATCATTAGCTTATAATCAATTTACTAACATATTTGACGTTGACTCTACTTCAAGATTGTTTTTAGTTCAAGAAGTTTCCGATGAAAGATACCAAATTATGTTTGGTGACAATATTTTAGGTCGAAAACCAAAAAATGGAGCAATAATTACAGTAAGTTACATTACCACAAATGGAAAAGATGGTAATAATGCAAGTAATTTTAGTTTTTCTGGAAGATTAACATACTTTGATGGTGGTACTAAACAAATTAGAAGTAATATATCCACCATAAGCACTCTACAACCATCAGAAAACGGAGATTCGATAGAATCTATAGACAATATCAAATATCTTGCTCCAAGAGTCTATGCATCGCAGTATAGGGCAGTTACACCCAATGATTATACGAGTTTAATTCCGTTTTTGTATCCAAATGTTGAGTCAGTAACTGCGTATGGTGGTGAGGAACTTGATCCACCTGAGTTTGGTAAGGTTTATATTACCGTTAAACCAAAAAATGGAGAATTTTTATCTGCTGTAACTAAAGATTCAATTAAGAATGATTTAAAAAAATACACAGTTGCAGGAATTAAACAAGAATTTCTAGATTTAATGTATTTGTACGTTGAATACAACACAACGGTCTCATATGATACTGGTTTTATCTCAGATAAACTAAATTTACAGTCTAGAATTGCTTCAGCAATTGAAACATACGGTAAGTCTGCAGATATTAACTCTTTTGGTGGAAGATTAAAGTATAGTAAATTATTATCTGTTATTGATGGAGTTGATACTGGAATAACTTCAAATATCACAACTATTGTTATGAGAAGAAACTTAGTTCCTCTGTTTAATCAACTTGCCACATACGAAGTTTGTTATGGAAATCAATTTCATGCCGATTTAGAAGGATTTAACGTTCGTTCATCTGCATTTAAAATAAGTGGAGTTGATGGTGATTTATATTTGACTGATTTTCCAAATTCTGATCAGGCAACAGGAACAGTCAAATTTTTTAACATTAAAAATGGAATTATTAACTATGTTAATCAAAACGCTGGAACAATTGATTACTTAAAGGGTGAAATAAATTTATTTCCAGTAACATTTACATCATCAAACCTAAATAATCGAATTGAAATTGAAGTTACTCCAGAATCTAATGATATTGTCGCAAAAGAGAATCTTTATATAGTGCTAGATACTAAGGGAAACAGTAAGTTAAATTTACTAGAGGATGTGATAGTTTCAGGTTCTAATAGATCAGCAACTAAGTATGTTGCACCATCTAGTTTCATCAGCAACAAAAAATATACAAGATAAGAAATGTCTGATAAAAAAGTTAAAATTTCAAATATTCTTGGTACCCTAATACCAGATTTTATACAAGCAGATAATCCTTTATTTAAAGAATTTCTAACTCAATACTATGAATCTGAGGAACGTGAGTATGGATCTACATACCTATCTGAAAATTTACCATCTTTTAAAGAAATATCAACTTTATCAAATATTTCTTTAGTTGAAAACCAAACGGTAACTTTACCAAATTCAACTAAACCCATATCTCCAATTACTTTAACAAATGATATTTTTGCATTTGATGATGTTATTGATGTAAGCACAACTGAAGGGTTTCCAGACAAATATGGACTTTTAAAAATTAATGATGAAATAATTACATATACTAGTAAAACATCTACATCATTTTTGGGATGTGTTCGTGGTTTTAGTGGTATATCAAATATTAAATCAGTAGGTAATCCTGAATTTTTAATATTTAGTGAAACAGAAGCAAATTCACATGATGCAAATACAGTAATTATCAATTTAGGTTTTATTTTTATATCAGAATTTTATAAAAAATTTAAACGTCAGTTTTTAGTTGGACTAGAAGAAAAACAATTTACAAATGGTTTAAATGTAGAAAATATTTTATCGAGAGCTAGAGATTTTTATGGTTCAAAAGGAACTGATACATCATTAAAAATACTTTTTCAAATTTTATTTGGAAAACAGGTTGATGTGATAAAACCTTTTGATTATACTATAATGCCATCTGAAGCTGACTGGGATGTAACAGATGATATTATAGTTGAAACATTAGTCGGTGATCCAACAAAATTAATTGGATTAACAATATATGAAAATTCATTTATTAATCCCACTGCTACTGGTTCAGTATCAAATGTTGAGTTTAAGTTTATAGGAAATAAAAAATACTATAAAATATC